AACAATAGAAGCACCTGATACACCCAAAAACTTAGCAGCCTTAGCAGCTTGAGCGCTAAGGGTAATTAGTCCCTTCTCCTTAACTAGGAGATGACCATTAGATGCGGTAGGAGTGCTACCATCAAATGTAACAATGACATTGTTGTCTTGTACATCTATCATAACGTATTTGGTGTTGCTATCAAATGCGGCAAATGAAACACCTGTTCCTGAAGTAGCACAGGATAGGTTTTCTCCAGATACCGTTCCATTTGGGCGAGGGTATAGGTTTGTTACTAGACTATTCATTATCTTGACTGTTGGCTGACATACGTCTTGAAACGCTGTCCGACTGTGTTGTTGTTGTAAACTTGCTGAGGATTATCCAAGGACTCAGCTAAATACTTTTCAGCAATTTGCTCTTCAAGGAGAGCCTTCTGGTGCTGCCCATCCATACGCAAGAAATCAGCGTAAGTTGCGTGGGCCATGAAATAGAAATATTCTTGAGGAACTTGTGTTAAGGAACCAGAGCCATCTGTATCCAAGCTCGTGAGGAGTGTAACTGGTTGTCTATAAGTTACATAGACGCTAGTTGCGTCAGCCGTTGTTAGGTTGATAACATGAGCCCCATCGCTTTCTACAAAGAACTCAAAATCAATGGTAGAGTTTTGCAAGAAGGGTTCTTCTCTGTGTATCCTAAGAAACTCTCCTATGGTTGTCTTGCTCGTTTGAGCAAAGGGAACTATTGAGTTTGCTATCGTTCTCTCTTCACCAACAGTAAGGTATCTAGCCCAGTATGGAGTGCGATTGTACGCCTCAAAAAATCTCCTATTAGCTAAGGCCAATAACTGAGAGATTTCTGCCGTGGTAAAGTCTGAGTTACCAGCGAGCGCAGAAATTAAATCATATAAATCTTTATTGGCCTTGTCTTGCATTATGCTTTGTTGGGGCTGAGTTCAGGAAACTTCTTGTTGTAATACTTCAAAAACTCTTTGCTGTGAACGTGTTCGGCTCCATACTTCTTTACCAATCTGAAGTAGTCCCTAGCAGGAATGTTTGCTACGCACTTGCCCAGCACAGGATGAGTTTTTCCCACATTTGTCTTTGCCTCTTTGGCGGTGGCATTGATGCGGTCCTGTTCTTTTGCTCGTTCCATTTTAAAGCCAGTCTCAATCTCACGCATAAACGCCCGATTGACCTCGCCGTCATCATACCTTGGTAGTGATGTAATTATATTCATAAAAGAAAAGGGAGGCCAGAACTGGCCTGACCTCCCTTAGCAGTTTTATTAAAAAGAATTATCCTCCGAAGTTGTCACCAGCAGTTGGGTGATACTTGAACAAAATTCTGATTTTTCCTTTGGCTGCGTCGTTTGGCGCATTTCCGGTGAAGTTGTAGGTGAGGTCTACAGCAGAAACCAGATGCAATCCATCGTCAAGAAGCGCACCATTGTTGGTGAATATCTTTCCGAGGTTGCCGCTGTCGCTGAAAACATCAACTTCATCAACAAAACCGTCAGGGTCTCCGTCGTCACCGAGAGCAATAGTAGCGTCCGAAATAGCGGAACCACCATCTGTAACTTCAGCAGTTACAAGCTCGTCAACGATAAGAGCAGCTCCGTAAACTCCACCAGCCATTGCTGCACCACCAACTTGAATGTCAACCGCAGTGGCAGAGCCAGCGGTAGATCCAAGATCAGTTGTCAGGTCAACGACGGCTTCATAGTTAAAACCAAGAGCCAAGGTTTCAATGTTCTGTACTTTCTTAAGTTCAATAGCCATTGTAATGTACCTCCTATGGTTTAGCTAAGAGCTGTGATTTTACCGTGTGCGCCGGGGTGGAATACTGTCAGCGTCAATGCGCAGTCAACATATCCACGCTCGCCACCACCTTGATTGGGGAGACGGGCGCTACCCATTGGGATCAACTCGGAAACACCGTAGTATTCTGGGTGAACCAGATAACCGGTGTCCTTGTTGGTCGTGTCGGGCATACAGTCTGGGTTTCCGTTAACGATAGCAACCGTGCCGTGGTCAGACTCATACAACTCAACAGAGAGCTTGATCTGAGCTACGTCACCATTGTAGTTAACGTTGCGGATAGAAGTTCCAGCACCGGAACCATCTGGATCAAGGCGAGCAAAGTCGCTGATCTCACGACGGAGAGCAGTGTCAGCAACCAACGTCAAACCGTTGCTCATTCCGGTAACACGGAAGATTGAGGTGATGAGGTTGTTGAATACTGTTTCTGTGAAAGCACCAGTTGAGTGGATGCTGTCAGCAGGAGTGCGGAACGCAGCAGGAACATCAGATGGTCCTGAAGAGTCAATCCAGTCGCCAAGTCCACGCAACTTGTAGACCGTTCCAGCTCCATCTTCCGCAGCGCGGTCGTTGGTAGAGCAGAGAGTGGCCTCAATGTCACGTTTTAGTTCACGGATTGCTTTTGCTTCGGCTTGTGCTACTTTAGCAGGTCCAACGGAGTCAACAGCTTCCTGTAGGTCGGAAACCATGTAGTCGCGGCGGAACTTCTGAACGTAGTTGCCAAGACGCGCGCGGCCACTAAATTGGTCGGTGAACGTAGTAACGTCAGCGCCTTCAGCTATACCAGCAGTGCTGGGAGATGAAAGGCTGTCTACAGTCCACTCAACAAACGTAGCGTTT